CCCCATCCCTTGCCCTTGCCCGCCCATCCCTCCTTGCCCTTGTCCTTGGTCCATCCCTTGCCCTTGGTCCATCATCGGATTATATCCTAAATCAACTGGACATTTATCGGCTTGTAATTGACCAGCCATGCCCTGTGACCCCATCATACCCATCATACTTTGTGTTTGAGATGAACTCGCAGCACCCTTAGTAAATTGTTTACTCATTACAAATATAATAGATAATTATATTTTAAAGATTATAATATAATTATCTATATGAAATTAAACCAATTAATAAGATTTGATAAAATATTTTATGAACCTATTTATTTATTAACAAAAAAACACGATGTTAATAAATATATATTTGAAGTGTGTGGTTCAACCAAAAATATCTATAAAGTACAAATCTATGAAACGAGTCATATGATATATTGTAATTGTCCTGATGCTCGTAGTTATACTAAACAGATGGGTGTTATATGTAAACATAGTTGTTTTGTATTAATAAAGGTATTAAAAATGATTCGTCAAGATGACTATTTTAATATTTATTTATTTGACGATGAACAATTAGAGAATATTAAACATACATTTAATGTATTAGAATTTACCGATAATGATTTTATAAAAATGGATTATATTGATAAATATAAAAATTTAACAGATTTAAAAATAACCGTTAATTCGGAAACCGAATCCATATGTCCGATTTGTTATGACGAATTAAACGAACTAGAAAATAACACATTAAATAATCAATGTAAATGTTGTTCTAAAATATTCCATAATATTTGTTTAAATAAATGGTTAAGTCTAGGTAATACTACATGTCCATATTGTAGACATCTAATAAAAAGTAATAATAATTATAAATCATTGGAATAAAATATAATATTATTATAATGAATCTAAAGAATTTACACACTATGTTGTTATTTATAATACTAATTATAGTTATATGTTGTGTTTATAATATCGAAAAATTTACAAATAATAAAATAACATTTCAACATTTATACGCGCAGGCATACGGACGACATATGGGGTTGGACGAAATAATAAATAATTATAGAAAAATTACAGATTATTATAAATACCCGTTTAACCTAAAAAAATATTATTATTAAGTCATTTAATAACTTAAAATAAATTATAGTGTTATATTAAATGCCAAAATATACTCAAAAGGGTGGAGCACCGGTCATTTTAGCGTGGATTGCACAATTTATAATTGAAATTCTAAAGGCAGTGTGGGAGTTTATGAAAGGGTTAATAAAAGTATGTCCGAATGATGAGGCCGCCGATTGGAAAGAATGTTATCCGCAAAAATTTAAACATATGGATCCTAGAAAGTGGGAATGGGGTGCATTATGGTATTATCTTAAATGGTGCATTAAAACGGTCATATATATTATAATTTTTTGTTTTGGTGGCCCCATCGTTATATTAATAGGGGTTGGCTATTTATATAGTCAATTATTTACAAAAATGGGGGAACGAACGGACGGTGTCGATCCATCATCTTTAAATAATGATGAAACTAATTCTAATTCACCAGATTAATATCAGAATATTTAGGAGGAACTTCTACATTATCATTAACAGTTTCTACATTACCATTATCAAATGGTGTATATTCAATATTTGTAGTGTCGCACTGATATAAAAAATATCGAATTAGAGTTATACCTAATAAACTAGCACCTAATATAATTAATCCAATCATTTCTATATTATAGATATTTATATTTTTAATATAAAATTGATTTAAAAATATTTATTAATATATATTTAAGATGAAACTTAGAAAATTTCAACTAAGTTGTCCGGTATTCTGGGGGCAAAATAAATTTGTAGATATTGAAAAATATGATAATATAAATGACATTATTAGAGATACATTAAATAGTTTCGAGCAATTTTACAAGGAACATAATTTAATAGATATGTATAACTATTTTAAAACAATAAAAAACGAGTATCATATTCATGGAATGACACTAGAAAATATACACGAGTCTAAAGACACTGATGTATTCTATATTTGTCGCCATGCGAATTGCACGAATCAAATGGATAAATTATTTTTAAATAAATAACTAACCGAATACATTTTCATTACAATAACTAATATAGAGAAATCCATCACTATCTTTATTTGTGTCATAAATGCTTGAAATAGTGCTAGATGTTGGAGGAAGAACATTTTCATTTACAAATAAGAAAATGGTCTCAGTATCATCTAGTTTAATTCGTTTTCTAATAATGTAAATAACTTGACCCATCGTTAAGTCCCCTGGAATTAAAAATTTTGTTTTGTTAATATTATCTAAGTTACATTTTTTAGATTTGTGTATAATAACCGGATATTTATTAGGATATTTTAATTTTATTTTATCAGACTCGGTTTTCCGAGTATCAAAGTCATATTTAGATTTAAATGAATTAGACATATAACTATATTTGAGAAAATTATTTTAAGATTTAACTTTAATTATATAATATGTCTAATATAAAAAAGGATTTACTGTTGTGTTTTTTACTCGAAAATTATTGTAAAAACAATCACTATGATTTTAATTCTTTATTTAAATTATTAAAAGACGATAATATAATAAATATAGCTTATAATAAACTAGAATTTAATCAAAATATAGACACACTTATCATGCCATCTAAAAATATAGATACTAAAAACTCAACTAGGTTAGATAATTATAATGTTATTGAAAATATAGGTAATGGAAGTTTTGGGTCCGTGTTTAAATGTATAAATAATATTGATTCGGGAACATATGCTTTAAAAATAGTTAAACTAAATGCTAATAAATATGATAAAATTTTGCGTGAAGTAAAACTTATGGCCTCATTTGATCACCCGAATATTATTAAATATTATTGTTCTTGGATAGACTATAATAATATTGATTTAGTTGAACATGAGTCTAGTGATGACTATGAGTCTAGTGATGACTATGAGTCTAGTGATGACTATGAATCATCGAAATCATCGAAATCATCGAAATCATTAATACCATTTAATTATTTAGATGATTATTATCTATTTATTCAGATGGAATTGTGTAGTAAATCATTAACATATTATTTAGAATCAAATCAATTTAATTATAATAATCGATTAATAATATTTCGTGAGATTGTTAACGGACTCAATTATTTACATTCAAAAGATGTGATACATCGGGACCTTAAACCATCGAATATATTATTTGATATGCGTGGAAATATTAAAATAAGTGATTTTGGTATGTCTATAAAACAATCTGTATCTATGTTTAATAAAAATGATAATTCTATAGGGTCAGATTTTATTGGAACCTATTTATATTGTGCTCCAGAAACATTAGAAATTAATGAATATTCTAAGTATAGTGATATATATAGTTTAGGTATTATATTATATGAATTATTAAATAACTATTCTACTTCTATGGAAAAAAATATAGATATGAATGAGTTACGAACTAATAGTAAATATTCCAAAGTCTTTTTAGAAACATTTGAAAATGAATCTAAGTTTATATCTAAACTTATTCATACAGATCCATCAAATCGTATGCTAACAGATGCGATTTTAAGTATAAAAATATTATTTAAAGAATAATAGTAGTTATTAAATAATTATTATGGGTTTAACAAATTTATTTGATATAATTTATTCGGATGAATCTATGAAATCTGAAATAAATGAAATGATAAATGGTATAAAACTCGAAGAATTTATGGATTCACCGGATGATATAAGCAATCAATTTGTATTAGTTGTATGCAAAAATGTCGTATATAACAAAACCTATAATAAATTAAAATTAGAATTCCATAATATAAATGAAAATACAATAAATAATTCATTAGTAAAAAAAACATTAGATAAATTACAATCTATAATCAATGATTCATTCGATTTAACAAATGATAATGACGATGTCTATAAAAATGTTGAAAATACTATAAATGAGCTAGACGAAATTGTCGATGGTTTAGTAGTATTAACCAATGATGTATCTAATGCCGACATTGAAAATGATGAAATTGTAATTCAATTAGATGATGCCGAGGATCATTCATTAGATGCCGAGGATCATTCATTAGATGCCGAGGATCATTCATTAGATGCCGAGGATCATTCATTAGATGATGATTCCGATGACAATTCATTAGATGATGATATTATGTTAGAAGTTGAAGATAATATAAAAATGATATTATCTAAAACTGAATGTTTACAATTAAATTTGTTTCATAGAAATTATGAAGATAACACATTTAAATATATTACAACGTTTTTATTAAATAATAAACTCCCACTAAAAGATAGTTTTAATGTGACTAATGAGAAATTTGGGTCATTTGATACCGATGATAAATTAGATATTCATGTTAATTTAAGTAATTATTATGACCACATATATAGGGATTTTAATGATTTAAATAATATTTACGAACATATTGAAAAATATGATGTTATAGATAATTATTTAATAAATAATTTAAATACTATATTATCGGGGTTTTATTTTAATTATGATGATATTAGATTTCAACTATTATTTAAAATGTTAATTTTGACACATATTGGAAATTATGGTAAATTTTCTAAATTTATAAGCCATACGAATTATATTAAGGATAAATCAATACATAATTATTTTAAATATGATACAGAACATAACTTAACTATTTTTGATAATTTAATAATAGATAATTTAAAAATATGGTGCGATGTTTGTAATGATAAAATAGGAATAAATAAAGACGATATGTATTATCACAATGATAGTGCGGGAGACCTATGTGATAAATGTTTAAATAGTAAAAAACTGAGATTTTATGAACGTATTATATATATAAAAAAGCAAATTCTAATGATTGGAAAAATAGAAGTATTTAAACGGGAAGTTATTAACACTCGGAAACTTTTAAAAAAACGCAAATATAAAATAAAAAAAAACAATTACTATGATTTATTACAAAAAATGAATAAGAATCTTATTGAAAACACTAGTTATTCGGAAAATGAATGTAAAATTTGCTACACACCTTTAAGAGACGATATTTATGTGGGAAGTAAATGTGGACATTGTTTTCATCGGACATGTATCGAATGTTGCGATAAATGTCAAATTTGTCGTGAAGAAACCGTATTTATTAAATTATTTCTTTAATAAACTTTTAAAACCTTTTTAGGAAAAAGGTTGACCAAAAACATTATTTATTTTTGGTCAACCTTTTTTTTTATAATATTATTTTAATGAAAACAAAAACTCGAAATTTAAGAAAAACAAAAATTCGGCGTTTAAGGAAATCAAAGAGGTGTTTAAGAAAAACAAAAATTCGACGTTTAAGGAAATCAAAGAGGTATTTAAGAAAGAAATCACGTAAATTAAACGGTGGTTCAACCGAGTGTAAAATAAGTAAAGAAAAAATAGAAACTGTTTTAGAAACAACTGCAATTGATATTATATTTTGTCAAGTAATTTTAGTGCCTTTAATTCAATATATATTTGATAATTCACCCTATAATAATAATAAACCATTTGTGAATTTACTACCAAATGTAGGTTCAATAATAGATTTTGAAAACACTACAATAGATTTTATTAAAACAGAATTTAATAATATAACAGAGGACGGATTTTATTCTTGGGAACAATATTCAAACGATATCAAACCGCCTCCAGCTCCAGCTCCAGCTCCAGCTCCAGCTCCAGCTCCAGCTCCAGCTCCAGCTCCAGCTCCAGCTCCAGGTTTGAAACATAAAATGTTTTTTAAATTTAGAACACTTTTTGTTGATTTTTTACTCTTAATAATAAATGATTTTTTATGTTATAAAAAACAAAAAAATTATGTAATTTATAAAAAATGTAGCGGTGATTGTTCTGGTGATTCTACTCCTACTCCTCCGGTCCCTGTTCTTACTGCTAATGCTCCTACTCCTCCGGTCCCGGTTCTTACTGCTAATGCTCCTACTCCTCCGGTCCCGGTTCTTACTGCTAATGCTCCTACTGCTAATGCTCCTACTGCTAATGCTCCTACTGCTAATGCTCCTACTGCTAATGCTCCTGCTCCTGCTCCTGCTCCTGCTCCTGCTCCTGCTCCTGCTCCTGCTCCAATAAAATATTTAGAACTACTTGTTGTAGGTTCAGTTAATAAAACATCTGATTATGATATTTCGTTTCGTGAATATAATTCACCCCAAACAGCAAACAAAACTAACATTATTATTGATCGAACATTTGAATTGAAAACATTAACTGAGGAAGTCAAAAAAACAAATAGGGAAGCCTGTTTAGTTTCATTAAAAACCCTTTGGGGACATATTTATACTAATTTATTTATAACTGGAAAAATAGATGATATGAATACCTTATTTGAAAATAATGAATTTTGTAAAAAATTATCAAAAATAGAATATGATTTTAAATTTTGTGAAAAAAAAAAAAATAGCGAAATAGACGATAATTCTAAAATAAATTTGTTTTTTAGTTATTGTATTGAAGAAGTGTGTGGAACCAAATCAGGAGATTTATTTGATACAAATTGTTATTCTCATGATTTGTTTATAACCGATTTAAAACAAGATGACAATAAGTCGCATTACTTACCAGGATTAAATTTACAAGAAGTATATACATTAAAAAAAAAATTTTTAAAACTAGAACAACCATTTTCAATTGACACACCATCTTTATTATATGAATTTAGAAATGCTACATTATTAATCCTTAATAATGCTGAGTATAAAGGATTATTAAATAACCGTTTGAATGCAGATGAATATGTGACATTGTTGAGTGAAAAACACACTGATTTTAAAAGAATCGGTATAATTTCAAGTGTAGAAAAACAAATTAAAATATCCCGTAGAAACGTGAATTCAGACGGGAATGAAGATATAAAATTATATAATGATATGACAAAAATACTAACATTAGCTGATGAAACATATATAGCATTATCTACTATTTATGTAGTTGTATTTGGATTACAATCTAGAAATACAAATGTTATAAATTATTTATTAACTGAAGAAGGAAGTGTTGCATGTTATGTTTCGGCACTTGATAATTTTGGACATTTATTAAAAATAATAAATAAACCTATAAATAAATATGCTAAATATATTGCTCGTATAACAAATGGTCTTCATAATTATATGGTTGTTAACCCACCACCCGGTTACACATTAGAAATCAATGTCAACCGTATCCCATTAAAGATTATTGGAAAATTACAACATAACAACCACAGTAAGGCTTTTAAAGCCGCACAGGCTAAATCAAAAGGCGCACAGGCTAAATCCACCCAGGAGGACGCATTTTGTAAGAGAGGAATGCACGATGAAATTATTGATAAATTAAAAAATGGTGGCACTCAGAACATTAACCCACTAAATAATTCAAAAAAATTATTAATTTTATTGAATTATTTAGATACTATAGATACATCAACGCCATTAAATCCAGAAGATATCATTACATTAATTGGTAATTTATTAGACTGTTTTAACGAAGCGAACTCAAAATATTTTAATATGGTTTTTAACGAAGCCCACAATATTTATGGGTCAAGATTTAAATAATATTTATATAATATAATGAATAATCATTTAAGTTTATTATATGATAATTTCAAACTATTTATTGGAACTTTAAATATTTTCCATAATATAGATGAAATATATAATGATAAAGAAAATAGTATAGAATCTATGTTAATTAATATTAATAGAAAAAATACATTCGCAGGTATTCCTAATATATTATTTAGTAATATGGCGCAATATAATAATATTGCTGGATTTAATCCAGCATATAATAAAGCAGGGCAGGTTCATAGTCCATTTAAACCACCGAGTAATCCGAATACATTTATAACACTTTATGATGCGGAACATAACGGCACAGCTGATAAAATTAAACAAAATTGGCATTATGATATGATGGTTGTTCTATATAATGTATTTCATAAAGCAACATATAGCGAAGAAAAACATAAACCATCCCAGATTGTTACATTATTAAATGAAGAATGGCATACATTTGATGTAAATAGTGAGAATGATGAATTTGTAACATTAAAACATAGTGGGAAACCATCAACTTTAAAAAAGCAAACAACATATCCTATAAATTTTTTAGGTAAGGTTGTAAAACCTATTACTACTCGTGGTCAAAAATGTAATATTAAAGAAATGCAACATTTAATAAAACATCGCCTATTTTATGTTGGTAATAATGTTATTGTCATTAATATTCATAGTGCGTCTAATATGAATTCTAAAGATACATCTGAGGCAATTATTAAATTATTAAATAAAGTTAGACAATCTAAAAAATATAATACATTTAGAATAATATTAGGTGGTGATAGCAATATTTATTATGGTAAAATTACATCAAACACTGATGGCGTTTCAGATATTAGTTATTTTAGCGATTTATTAAAGCGAATTGGTTATAATCTGATTATATCTAAACATATTGTAGCAAAATATAGACCCTATAATTATTTTCAAAATGCACAATCCGGAACAAAAGGTGGTGATTGGACGAATGAAGAAACAATGATAATAGCTTATCCAACAGATTTAGACGTATCATTTGATTCTAAACATTATATTAAAGTAGCTGATTTAAAAATAACCGATTTTTATAAATCTTATAGATATGGATTTTTAGGAACACGTTATAAAAAATTAAATAGACTAAAGCATCTTAAATCAATTAATTATGATAATTGGTATAATAATTTATATTCTGATCATGTTCCGATATTTTGTGATATTCATATAAATAGAACTACTATAAGACTATTATTTTCTAATAATTTAAGTATTAATAGTAGCAGAGGAATAAATAATAATACTTCTAAATTCGTTATAAAAGATATTCAAAAATTAGAAGATTTATCAAAAAATCAAATAGCCGATTTTTTTATTAAAGAAATTAAATTATTATTGAAAGATAAAGCTAAAAAAGTATCCGATTCAAAAGATAAATTAATATACTTGAAAAATCTATTAGATTATAAATTACCACTAAATAAAAAGGGAGGTAGTAAAAAAAATAATAGAAAGCTCTCACTATTTAATAAAATATGGAATACCGATGATAATTGTATTAATTATAAAAAAATTATTTAGATATACTATATTTACGATTAAAATTACTTATTCTATTTATTCTACAATTTTCTATCATATAATATAATATGATGTAAAATGGCATCATCAACCAAAATATATTCACCCACATGAACGGTCTATCTGTTAACAATTTATTAGATGGAAAATCAGTGCTATTATAATTAACATTATCCGGTTCGTTCTCTTGAATAAAATAGGTAGTCATGTACAAGAAGCTGTTCATAAATTGTGTCCCCATACTAACACTTAATGCTATTAAATAATTATTATGATTTCCTATTATTTTGAACCCGACCGCAATAAACGCAAATAAAGCGCATTGTGTGCAATGGGTGCTTTCTATAATACGACTCCAATCGTCAATATGACTCATATATTCACGGTCTGCCCATGCAGCATATTCGGAATAAAATATGTGTGAAAATTTAGATGGCCATACATATGAAATATCATAATTATTAGTCCAAACATGTAGGTCATCTATTATAAGAGAATTAGCCATACTACTTACTTCATTATAATTATATAGAAATGATAGTTCCCATAAACCGGTTAAAATAGTAAATGTGAACCAAAAATACGGTATTTTATTAATAGTTTTAAGATTATAAAAGGATTGTCTAACTGCAATAGACCCAATAAAAAATAGCAGTATTTCAATTATTCCTATAAAATAACCTTTCATTAGTTATTATTTTAAGACTTCTGTTTAAATACTAAAATATTATTGTAATTGTTAAGGATCCTTATAGGTTCCTCTAAGACTTGGAGGTCTAAAATCTTCTATTTGTTTTATTTGTTTTATTATGTCATCATTACTCAATTTATTATATTTTATCATATTTTGTATTATTTCATCAACATCTAATATAAGTCCTGTCTCATAGTGTACAAGTAATCCGCGAGAATTGCTGTAGCCCCCACCACCCCGACCATCAAGAACAAAGTCGGTTAATGTTTTTATAATATACAAAATAGACTTTGTTATTTGTTTAGCCTCTTGTGATGTATATTTATCCGTTGATAATAATTTTGAAACAAGCTTAATATCTATATTAGTATGACCATGTTTTTCTAATTCATCTTTAATATCATCCACCTTCTTATTATGAGCAGCTTTAATGGCATCTTTAATAGCCTCAGATTTCTTCAACCGGTTCAAAAAATTGCGATACCTTACTATTGTAAGCAAATTTTTAGATTTACGCATACCCTTAGGTATAAAGGATGCTTTTTTAGTTGCTTTTTTAGTTACATTAGTTGCTTTAGTTGCTTTAGTTGCTTTAGTTGCTTTAGTTGCTTTAGTTGCTTTAGTTGATTTAGTTACACATTTACCCGTCCATTTTCCGAGGTGTGTTTCGTTATTATAATTATAACCAAATTTTGAATTCCATTCACAATTCTCTTTAAAATTACTACACTCTTTATCATTTTTATATACATCACAATCACTTTTTAATGGCATATATTAATATTAATATATTTTATTTTATTTTATGTGTAAATAGTAATTATTAGCATCTTTAAATCCACCAGATAATCTGTAATAGTCTAGGTGTGTGTCTTTTAATTTAGGGGTATTTTCGGTTGAATTAAAACTATTTATTTTAAAAATTAATCCACTTTTAAGATATTCTAAATTTAGCATATATACTTATTATATATAATAATGTTTAAATTTAAAATAATAGTATATTAATTCAATATTAATTCAATATTAAGTACACTTAAAATTGATATATTTTTACAAATATAATATAATATTATACATGGGGGTTGATAAACATACTCTATACAACTATATGTGTGTAAAATATAATTTTAAGATAGAAAAAGAAGCCTTCATTTTAATGATAGATAAATATAAGAGTGAAACTAAATTTACGGAACTATATAATAATATATTTATAGCATTATTTGGTCTTACAATTGAATCCCTAAATAGTTTGGCGTTAGAATATGATTTTAAACCTGAATATAGTTATATTATGGAACTACAAAATTCAATTAATAGTTTATCTGAAAAAATAGATTTACTCCTAGTAGAAAATAGTGATTTGAGGGACAATTATTGGCGACTCAATCAATCGATTATTAATGTTAAAAAATAATTATAACAGCTGTTTAGGTCTAAGCTTTTTCTAACGGTTTATATGAACTACTTATGAATAGTGCCACATGGGACACATAATATGCTATGAATGCCCCTAAAAATATTATGAACCATAGTGGAAATAACGTTTTAGATGGTCCAGATCCAAATTGTTTTAGGGAACCATCCGAATTATACATATGCGATGGTTTTAAAATAATAATAATAGCCATAATTATTAAATAAATCACAAATGCTAGTTGTAGTCTAAATTTATTTTCCATATTAATATAACATAAGTTTTTTTTTATTTTTATTAGACTATATTAATGAATTTATCAATTATTATTTTATGTTTAGTAATATTGGTTTTATACAACATTCAGTCTAATATTTTTAAGGAAATTACATCCACGAATGAATATACACTAGGGATTACTAATAATAATAATAGTATTAATTTTTTACAATTATTTTTACAGTTAACGGATCTTAAAATAAATATAAAAAAATATTCAGATAGTACTAAATTACTCGAAGATGTAAATAATAATAATATTGATTTTGCTATAACAAATGAAGATAATCTAATGGATAGTCATCTTGGATTAAATCGTTTTAGCAAAAATAAATTAGATAATTTGCGATTTATAACAGGGCTTTTTTATAATTATCAATATTTTTTAACAGACGTATTCTACAGTGATACAAATAAATCTATATATCTTAAGGATATTAATGATATTAAAAATTTCTATAACATTTATAACAGACATATTATTATTGGCACCGAAGAATCGGATAGCGATTCATTTATGTCACTCGTAATATTATTATATGTGTATGGTTTTAATCCGGTAAATATAAATTCAAAAGATATGTCTAAAAAATATAGTGAAAATACCGTATTTTATGCCAATTATAATAGTAACGAATTATTTGATAAATTTAAGAAAAATGGTATAGATAGTATTTATTTAGTCAATATTTATAATTATAGTAACATTCGAGATTTAATTGATACTAAAGATGTATTATTTTTAGATGTTAACTATGAAAATACTATATTTAATGATATTTTTTCCAATTATTTTTACAAAAAAAATATTACTATAAGCAATTTTAGTGAAGATTTAGATTCAACCTATAGTTTTGAAACGAAAGCAAGTCGAATCTTATTAATTTGTAATGAAAATACGAATAAAGACATTGTAGAATCTCTAATAAAATTATATTACACCAATAATAATATGATTATTAATAAATTATTAGAAAACACCGATTTAAATGAAGAGCACACAACATTTGAGCCCTTAGATATGGCGTATATAAATAAATATATTAAAATACATCCTGGCGCATATGATTATATGAAAGAAATAGGATTTATTATAAATGATAGTGTTAAACAAAAACTTACATTAAATAATAATGAAAACTATAAACACTATTGGAAATATAATAAAATAGGATTAAACAAATATAAACTTTAAAAAATACTTTTTAGAAAAAAGTAAAATCAAAAATATTGTTTTTTTGGTCAACCTTTTTTTAAAAAGGTTTTTAGAAAAAAGTAAAATCAAAAATATTGTTTTTTTGGTCAACCTTTTTTTAAAAAGGTTTTTAGAAAAAAGTAAAATCAAAAATATTGTTTTTTGGTCAACCTTTTTTAAAAAGGTTCTTTAAAAAAATAGTTGTTAATAGTATAAATGAAGTGGAATATTAAATTAGAACAAATTAATATAGTATTGCTTTTAATTATAATGTGTCTATTAATATTTTACAGCATAAATAAGAGCGAAAACTTCCAAATAGTTTCTGATTGTAGTAGTAATCATCATAATCATTGTCATATTCATTCATCGACAACAACAGATCCAGCTCATACACATGCTGCAGCATCTAACTTAGCATTAGCAGCATCTACAGCAGCATCTACAGCAGCATCTACAGTCGCATCTACAGTCGCAGCATCTACGGTCGCAGCATCTACAGTCGCAGCATCTACAGCAGCATCTAACTTAGCATTAGCCGCATCTACAACAGCATCTAACTTAGCATTATCCACATCTACAGCAGCATCTAACTTAGCATTAGCAGCATCTACAGTCGCATCTACAGCAGCATCTACATCATTGCTCCAATAGCTATAGAATCCAACTTCGAGTGATAAGTTATTAATTATAATTACAAAAAAATATAATATATTAATATAAATGAAACATATATTAAGTAATATACAATGTATTTTATGTATTATAATTTTATGTATTATTATTTATTATAAATTTATAATAAATAATGAAGGATTTGAAGGAGGCCCAACGACAGGAGGCCCAACGACCGGAGCCCCAACGACAGGAGCCCCAACGACCGGAGGCCCAACGACAGGAGTCCCAACGACAGGAGGCCCAACGACAGGAGCCCCAACGACACATTCATTTGAATTTTATAATACACATAAAGTATATTTATATCTTAAATTAAATGAATCGGGTAAATTTATAATACAAATGAAACATTCAAATAAGACAGATTTAGGTCCTATTAAAGTCAATGGAGCGGATGTAGTATTTGATAAATATGATGATTTAAAACAATGGTGGACTAATTTAGACGATTATTACTATTTTTATAATCAACCAACTGATACGGATAAAAATTTTGGATTTGGATTTAAAAACTTATATACAGATGACTCAATCTTAGAAGAATTTGAAAAGCAATATAATTATTTAATAAACCATCATGGACATCCACATACTCACCCAGTGCAATCTGGTAGTGTTACATTAACAAATTCTGTTATATGGCCAACAAATAAAAATGGCTGGCCTCATATACATAAGTCAGAAGGATTGAATCCATTTTATACACCATTCTCAATAGTCACGGCATCCGAAACTACACCCCATCTAAACGTATTACGTTCAACAAACTATAATGTGTCGCCAATAAAAACCACCGGAGTAAATGACTATATCTCGTCCAACAAACTGTTGGAGACCGGAAGCAACCACGACACTCTAGGCGAGCCTAACCTTGGCCCTAACCTCCCTAACCTTTCCCCTGTCACTAAACCTGCAGGCAATCAAGACGAAAATTATTACGACCCTCTAGACATGACTAATTACGGCAATCAAGGCGGGACTAACCCTGCAGGCAATCAAGGCGAGACTAACCTTGGCCCTAACCTTTCCCCTGTCACTAAACCTGCAGGCAATCAAGACGAGACTAATTACGTGTCAATCCTTACTATGTCTGGACCTAACCTTTCCTCTGCAGGCAATCAAGTCGAAAAATCTAATGTTGATTATTCATATTTAGGACCCCCATAATAAATTTCATTAAGCAATCAAACTAATAGGAGACATATTTTTTGATTCAAAATCTTTCATATATTTCATGCGTTGATTGTAATCATTTGGATAAGCATAGTCAGGTCCATCTAAATTTGGATATAATTTAGAATCTTTTTGTTCTTCGCAACACAAATTACATTCCAGTCCTTTACAACCATCGGTTTGTTTACAATTATAGCAAATTGGTTTATTTCCATCAATGTATTCTTTATAACCAACTAGTTTAACATTAGTCGGCATTTCACAATATCCATTATTACAACCACCTCGTGAATTAGGGTAATTTTTATTTTTTTTATAATATGGACAATCTTCGTTGTATAAGCATGGGCTATCATAGACGCCTAATGAATTTTTAGATTTACTTAATGAAATACACTCGTTTCTATTATTAGCATTTTTAAAAAAACAATAATTATTATCATGTTCATAAATCTGCTTTTCGCTCTTTGATTTAATAAATGTATTGATTTCGTCTTTATCTAGTTTAATATCACTGTTAAATGTATCGGCGACGTTGAAATAATTTTTTTTGAAATCAGAAAACGCAATATTTTCTTGAATATCAGTTCCTAATATCATTATATCATTAATATAGTATTTAGTATTATAATTATCGAATACTAAATCAAAATATAAAATATAATGACTCATTTTATTATCACGATACACTCTCATTTTAAATATGAATTGTTCTAAATGAGAGTTATAATCAGCTTTATATGTTAATAATTGATCTTCAATATATTTATAGCGTTCATTATTTACAAATTTCATTTCATATATTTTTTCATCGGCTTTCATACTAATTTGTTCTATTATCCATTCTTTAACTAAATGATACGAATATAGGAGTGATTTATCAAACTCTATTTCTTTTAAAAATGTTAAATCGTCGTTATATTTAAAATTCTGATTATTTTTTAAAGTGCTTAAAATGTGGTCGAATTCTATAAGTGATAATTCGCGTTTAACACTCGGATAATTAGTTATTCTGTCTAATTTTTTTAAAATATCTATATTTTGTTTATTAATTTCATCAAAATCTTCCGTTTCTTTAGTTTTATTTTTTATTTCTAATTTTTGCCTTAAATTTTGGTATTCTACTTTACCTAATTGTAAGAAATTATCGTATTGATTTATAAATTTACTATCTTTCTCATACTCATAATTATCTTTAGACACAAACTCGTAATTTTGATTATATCTTTTTTTAGGCATAGTATTAAAATCATAAAAACGTATAGCATTATTAAAATTTTCTTTAACTACTAAGGAATAAACAAATAATATTATTAGTAGTAATAATGTTAAGTATAGTATTATATTCATTAATATAATAATATATTAAAAGAAAACTAATAATAGTATAAAATGAGTGACAATAGCAGTGATAATAGTCGTGTCAATAGCAGTTATAATAGCAGTTATAATAGTCGTGATAATAGCAGTTATAATAGTCGTGATAATAGCAGTTATAATAGTCGTGTCAATAGTGATAATAGTAGCAGTGACAATAGTGTCAATAATATAGATGAAAAACTTAAAAGAAATATAAAAATACGACATGAAATAGGCGAATTAACTAAAAAACTTAAATTACTAAAAAACGAACAAAAAATGAATAATATTTTTATTTTTAAAAATTGCGAACACACTTGGGTGCTTGATAAAAGTTATTTCCAATACGATGAACGTCCTAATAGGTGTACAAAATGTAATCTTGTTAAAAATTAAAATTGATTTAAAATATTTTTTAATTATTAACATTATAAATACCAAATGTCTAGTGCACTTACAACGAATCAAAATGATGGACGAAAAACTATGACTCAAGAAATCACACATGTTCGGGCTAATAATCCTGATTCACTTGCTCCTATAGGTGAATATACAGACAATAGTGAAAGTTGGGGAAAATCAACTAAAGGGGGTGTTGTTGTTCGAGAAACAAAACTTGCAATTGTGGATAATGGAACATTTGATAGAAATGTGTTTCCAAAAATGTTTACGTCACATAAAGATAGTAATATGGATAGATATAATAAAGAAGATCATACACGACTAGGCAAATTTAATGCTGGTTCTACAGAATCTGTCATGTTGCTTGGAGATAAATGCACTACATTTCATAATTTTGTAGGTCAGGGTGGTTTAATGAAAACAACACTTGATTTAGAACGGGTTAGAAATTCTAACACTATTGTTGAAAATGAAGAGTCTGCTACAGAACATGAAACCGAGGATTTTATTAGATATCAAAAACTTATTAATCCTGATTATAATATTGAAACTGATTCAGGAACTATCGTATATATTGAGAATCTTAGATTTTCATATACAAAAAAATCATATCTTGAAATAAAACGATTTATGACAGGTCTTTATGACACATCACGACCATCTAATATTGTATGGAACCTTTACAACCATATAACGAAATATAATACAGAACCAAATGATATTATCATACCACAAGATCTTTCATTTGGATGTGAATCAATTGTAGAAAATATGTATGTTTATACAAACGCCGATGGTAAAAAAGTGTATGTAAAAAATCAACACGATGATTTCGAACTATTATATATAGTAAAAATTACAACATTCTTTTTTGAAGAAAGACATATTCTTAAAGAAAAAGCTATTTTTGGAAATAATACTGATGAAGAAAGAGTTGGATTTCAGATTAGGCGTGCAGGAAGACTTTTGACAGGTATTAACCCAAAAAGATTCAATATTAGCACAGGTGCTAATAGGATGAAAGGTATTAGAAAAATTATTGATATTCCAGCTTGTGATGAAGCTGATAATGAATTTAATATTGGTACATTTAAAAAGATTACAGGTGATTCTTGGCAATATTTTAATCCAGACCTACAGGATTATTTGGAACAGAATTTTAGAGGGAGTGGTGGTGAAAGGGATAGAATTACTAAGGTTGCCCAAGAACAATTAACAAAACATTATAGTGATTTGAAAGCACAAATTAATCCTGAAGACACCTTGGACACATTAATTGTAATGAGAAACGCCGCTCAGGCTGATTTAGACAACCGAGTGAAAAATAAAGATGTAATTAAAAAACAAGCAGGAAAGGCGTGGTTGATGGGCATGAGTTATATTTGTGCCATT